TGTGGCATTTGTTGCTGTTCCTGCAATCTTTTCTTGAGTTCTTCCGAATGCTGCGATACCTAATACCGCACCCATGGCTAAGTGAAACAAACCAGCACCTTGTAGTGTCAGTGGATTCCATTGAGTGACTGGTTGTTTCATTGTTGCCTGTAGTAATGCCCACAGAACTGGAAATATAACCATATCACACATACACACAATCATGTACATCCAACCCATAGCTGGACGCCACTTTTTCTGCATCCAGTCTTCGTCTTTTTTAACTTCTTTAATTTCATCAGCCATCTTTATCTCCTTAACGTCTTCTTAACAGACTTGGTATTTTTGTAACTAATTTTGCACCAATTGCACCTATAGCAAAATTCTTCAATTTGTCCACTAATGTATTTTGTTGTTTTGGACTAACTGAATCAACAGTTGTTGTAAAGTCTGGACTATATCTGCTCGCTGAATCTGGAATCACCCCATAAGTCTGGGATATGTGTTCATCAGATAATTTAAATCCATCTGCAACTCTTTCCGTAATATAGTATTTGTAGACAAAGTTCACTGACATCTTCATGACATCTTTTGAAGTTGTATCTAATTGTATAGCACCTACACTTTTTGGGTATGCTTCAAACATAGTGACTTTATATCTAACATTATTTTCTAGATCTTCCACGAATACTGTAATGTCTGTAATGTATTCTTTATAGTAGCTGAACAGACGAGTATCTGGATTTTGAATAGAGATTGTCCATGTATCAAACAATTCTTTAACTGCCATTGCTCTGTCTACATAAAATGACATTGATATTGGTTCGTAAAGTCTTTCATATGGTGTTTCTCTAAATTCACCGAATGCTCTATTCTGTGTTGTTGAATAATTAGTACCTGGAATTTGTACTTGGTCACAAAGTAATCCAACTAATCCTATCACTTCTGGATCCAGAAAAGGTGGTTGGAACATAACATGGAATCTATTAGTTCTAGATAATCCACCTCTTTTTATTTGAGCAACAAATTCGTTTAGTTCAGCCATTATAGTTTTCTTATTTTCTTTCTGGAGTCAGACCAGACTTGTTGTTTAGATGCGCCAATAAATCGTTCTACAGGAAGCAACATAGCAGTTGCCCAGTCAGCAGAACTAACTCTTCTAAATTGGCTTCTTACATGACTATTTAAATATTGTTTAACACATGGATGGGCTGCTTTGTATTTCGAAACACCATCTATAAGAGCCCATGAATATTTCAACTTTGTAGTTTCATCCCAACGACTATTGTTCTTAAAGGTTAGCAGAGCATCTAATAAATAGATTCGAAGGTCGTATGGAAGATAATGCATATTAAGACCATAGAATCCATCTGCAGTTTTTCTAAATGGAAACACTAGAGGGAATCTATCATAGTATGGAAGATCCTCTTTTGTTTTTGGATCATAAGCATACATATACAAACTTCCAGGTTGTATAGTAGTTGTATTCTGTGAAGGATCACCTTTTATCACTTGATTTGGGGTGATGTTTTGCTGGGCGAGAGAACTCACCTGTTTGTTGAACCAACTAGTAGATCGTTTAACTGATGTTAATAGATCGTACTGATTACGTTCAAATACGTCTTGCATTGGTTTTTTAGCCATAATGTTATTTAGGTTACTTCAAACCAAGTTCGTGTTCTGTTATTATTTTAAATTCCCATCCACGATCTTTAGCGTATGCTCTTGCAGCAGCCCATTTGGCTTGATTTTTGATATACATAAACGATTCTTGTAGATAACGCTGGGTTTGTTTTCCAGGATATTGTGGAGGATTGGTTTGTTTCTCTGGCTTAACTTCAATTAAGTAGGTTTTTAACTTACCATCATTAGAATTAACCTGTATTTTAAAGTCTACAAAGTAACGATGGATCAGGTTATCTGTTGGACAACGATATGGAACAACAGTTTCTTCTGAACTCCATTTAATAACACTAGGGTTCTTATCGCACCACATGGCAAAGCGTGTTTCCCAGCTAGATCTCATAATTATATTTGTAGGATCCCCTGCATATTTTTCTGCAAAAACTGGTTTGAACGATCTTTTATGGAACATAAATAACTAATTAGAAATAAATAACATCCCCTTTATTTAGAGAAACCAAATGGCACTACAATATAACGACGATGGCGAACCAGAAGATCAGCCAGTAGAAACACCTGATAATCAGGCAGAGGTTCAAGCGCAAACACGTGCCGTACCTGTTTCTAAAAGAGAAACTTATCCAGAGAAACAAGCAACCAAATTTGAACAATTTGGTAAAGACAGTGGTAAGTATGACATCGGTAACTATCAATACCCTGATGATTTAACTACTGATTTTAGATATGGTGGTAACTATGTTATTTTTTACATTAACGTAGCAGAAGATTCGAAGTTAATATCAAAATATAAAGCAGATACGGTAGATGATTTCCCATCCAGAGATGTTGGAGATAATCGTGCCATGAATTGGGATCAAAAGAGTCTTATCGGAGCAAATGCTGGGGTTAATACTATTACTGGTATTGCAGGTGGAACCATCGGATTCGGTCCAGCTAAAAGTGTTGCTGAGGGTGTTGGTAATGCAGCTAAAGGTGCAGCTGTAGCAAATATTGGAACTGTTGGTATTGCAGTAGCATCTACAATGACTACTGATCAGTTAAGATCTCAGAAAAGATTAAAGACTGCTATTGCTTTACATATACCAAATAAGTTAGGCATAAAGTATGGAGTTACATATGACTCCACTGATACTGCTGGGCTTGGTATGGTAAAAGCACTTGGTGGAGAAACAGCTGATGCTATTATGAATGCGCTTGGAAAATCTAGTAAGGAAAGTAATGTTACTGGTGTGGCTCAGGCAGTTATCACAAACCTAGCATTATCAAAAGGACCAAATGCCGAAGCAAATTCACAGATGCTTGGTATGGCAGCAAATCCTAAGAAAGAACAAGTATTTAAGGGTGTTGACTTTAGATCGTTCTCTTTTGAATATCAATTCTTTCCAAGAGATTATAGCGAAGCACAAAATGTACTTAGGATCATTGAAGAATTTAAGTTTCATATGCATCCAGAATTTAAAGATGACAATAACTTCGTTTATCTCTATCCTTCTGAATTTGATATTTTTTACTATCAGGGTGGAGAAGAGAATTTAAATTTACATCGTCACACATCATGCGTTCTTACTGATTTAGATATTGATTATACTCCAAATGGACAATTTACTACATTTGCTGATGGTATGCCCACTCAAATTAATGTTACTTTAGCATTTAGAGAATTGGCTCTGTTGACAAAAGATAAGATTAAGGCAGGTCTATAATGTACTTCGAAAATTTTCAAAAAATATTATATGATTTTGACATAGAAGCAAAAACTGGTACTGGATCTCAGGCATATGCAATCTGTGATTTGGCTGGTGGTGGTGTGAATGCAGTTACTGTAACGAACGTGGGTTCTGGATATACTTCAGCAACTTGTATATTTGGACCACCCGATAATGGTGAAGCTGGTGTATCTGCAACTGGAAGAGTAGTAGTTATTGGTGGACAGATATCATCTATAGTTGTAACAAATCCAGGAACTGGATATACTACTATACCAGATGTAACAATTTCTAATCCATATGGTATCACTAGAAAATTTCATAAACTTATTGCCATGACGGATATTACTACAAATATTCGTTTTAGAAAAGAAATTCTATCTAATGTAACCACATATGACTCATATGATATTAAAGATGGAGATACTCCAGAAATTCTTGCTGAGAAAATATATGGTAGTCCAGAATATCATTGGGTTATAATGTTAGCAAATAATCGTTATGATTATTTGGCTGACTGGCCACTGACGTATAGTGCTCTTCAAGAATATGTAGATTCAAAATATGGAGCCACTGCAGATAGCATTCGTCATTATGAAGATGCCAATGGTCATGTAGTTATGGGTGGTGTTTCAGTATCTAATAGAGAATATGAAGAACGAATAAATGAAAGAAAGAGAAGAATAAAAATAATCTCTCCTTCTTTAATTAGCACTATTCTGGCGAATTACAAAGATTTGATTTAAATGACAGCCAAAACAATAAGATTCGCTGGTGATGTAAGCGTAAATTCTATTAAGATTGTTACCAGATCTGGTAACTCTCAGAATATTACTGCTCAGGTTATTAACATCCAAATATTCGAAGACTTATTTTCTCCATTTATCACAGGATCTCTTGTACTTAAAGAATCATTAGATTATGTTAATTTATTACCATTCACTGGTGAGGAACAAGTAGAAATTGATATTAGTACTCCAACCTTATCCAAGGGTAATATTAAAGGTACATTTTATATTTACAAATTAACTGATAGAGAACTGCTTGGAGATAAGTCTGTTACATATCAGTTACATTTTATATCAATGGAAGCCATTGTTGATTTAAATAAAAAGATTAGTAGAGTTTATACTGGTAAAGTTAATGATGTTATTGCAGATATACTAACAAATAAAACTGATGGTCTTCAATCTACTAAAAGATTTATATCAGAAGAATCATCTCGCTCAGTTAAATTCATATCTAATTTTTGGTCTCCTATTAAGTCCATTAATTATGCTGCACAGTTTGCAGAAAATAATAACAACTCTCCAAGTTTTTTATTCTTCGAAAATAGAGATGGATTTTATTTCACGAGTTTAGAATCTATGTATGAATCTCAATCGGTGCAGAAATTTACTTATGACAGATATACACGTGATAAAATGCCAAATGGAGAAGATGCTAGAAATGTAACTGAAGATTTCAAACGAATAAACCTAATAAGTATACCAATAGGGTTTGATTATATTGATAGAATAAGAAGTGGTATGTTTGCTTCTAAAGCAACTTCGTATGATCTAACTAAAAAGTCTTATAGAGTTAAGACATATAATATTTTTGACAAATTTGATACATCTAAACATCTCAACAAATATAATGTGGCTTCTTTAAATTCTATTTTTAGAACAAATTCTTCCATGATGATTGTACCAAGATACACTGACGGATTTAGTGGTGGGGGTGATCTTAGTTATTTTAAATCAATTCAACAAAGAATTTCTTTATTGAAAGCAGCAGAGGCGAACAAGATTAACATTTCTGTTCCTGGAAGATTAGATTATACAGTCGGGCAAAAAGTAGAAGTTAGATTAAATAAAGTAGAACCATTAAGAAGCACTGATAGAGATATCGAAGATAAAATGTTTTCAGGTTTTTATATAATTTCTGCTATCAATCATAATGTAGATAAAGAAATGCATGAGTGTCATATGGAATTGATTAAAGATAGTTTGTTAATGAGTGTAGATAAGGCGAAAAAATGATGTTTTATTCAGGTATTGTAGAAAACAGATCAGATCCACTTCAACTTGGTCGTTGTCAGGTTCGTATTGTGGGATTACACACCCATGATAAAACTCAATTACCGACTAATGAATTACCATGGGCACTTCCAGTACAACAAATTGGTTCTGCTGCAATGAATGGTATTGGCTATACTCCAGTTGGTCCAGTTGAAGGTACTACTGTTATTATTATGTTTGCTGATGAAGATCAACAACAACCAATTATACTTGGTACTATTGGTGGTATACCACAAGCACCAACTGCTATTGATGATGATGACAACTCTAGTCCTGTAGAAGATAGCACAGAAGTTTCTAAGATAGAGTTGAGAACTATTGTTGGTCCAGTTAATGGAAAGAAATTAACATTCATAGACAAAGCAACAGGAAGAACTGATTTAACTAAAGATCTAAAAGCCAATATGAAAGTTATTGGCTTTCAGTTGCCTGAAGATACATTTATTGTAAGTATAGATAGTGGCACTGAGATAACTATTAATAATGTAGTTGCAGGTTATGGTGAAAATATCATAACATTTAAAGATGCGCCCACTAATCTTGCAGAAGTCAATGCAAGTAAAGCACAAAATTATTTGACAGATGGCTCAGGAAAACCAGTTACTTCTGGGGATGGAACACCAATTACAGTTGGAGAATCTCCAGTTCAACCAACGAAAACTAATCTTGCAATACCTACAAAACCACCAAAAGGTGCATCTCTAAATCCTGCTAAAGCGGAGGAGGGCATCAAAGCACTTATTGCTGCATGTGATAAAGTTGGATTAACTACCAGAGAACAGAAGTGTGCGCTGCTTGGTATTGCTGGCGGTGAGTCTGGTTGGATCCCACAATTAGAAAGTTATAATTACAGTAAAGATCGTCTGAAACAAATATTTTCTTTTGCGACTGATGCTACTGCTGAACAATATTCACAAGCATCAAAAAAGGGAATGACTAGAGCACAATTTTTCTCTTGGGTTTATGGACCAACTACACGTGGTAAAAACTTTCTTGGTAATCAAACAGATGAAGATGGTGGAAAGTATTTTGGGCGTGGATTTATTCAGTTAACTGGTAAAGCAAACTATAAAAAGTATCAGGACATGTCAAACAAGATGGGTCTAAATTTAGACCTTATCAATAATCCTGACTCACTTGATACTGATATTAATACATCTGCTTTAGTTGCTGCTCTCTATATTAAAGACAGAGTGCCATCTTCTGCAAAAACAACAGATCATCCTGGATATTTTTATGCTGCTAAAAAAGCAGTT